GCGATTCAAGACTGCGGTTCTCAACCGACCCCTTGACGAGATGCTTACGGACCGTTGTATTCAGATGGTAGGCCACACGGTTCAGCGTGAAACTCTTGTCCGTATGTGGGACGAGACTAAGGATAAGCGGGTCTCGCGACGGAAACGCCTCGTTAAGAAGTGTAACGCAACACGACTCAAACGACCTCGCAGTCATACCATCATACTTGGGACTCAATGAAACCACTGGCTGATCTTGACCATCTGAATAGATGTGAAGCTCAATCAGGCGAATTCCCTTTGACAATGCAGTAGTCAAGTCTTCGAACGTGCTTCCCTGCACGTAATAGTCCACCAGTGTATTTGACCGTTCCTCTGGCCGGGACTCTTCGGTTGTATAGAGGACGTATCCCGCTGTGACGAGTGCCCCCAGTACAAGTACTTCCATTGATTCTCCTTCTTATTTTTTAGAACGCCTCCACAGTAAATCACGCAACGCATTGACCTCGTCATCCTTCACGCGTGACTTCATTGAGATACCAAGTAAACATGCTCGGTGAAAGAGTAAACAATACATCCCACACTCCGAATCCTTGAACTGATGCCGCGTCGTGTTGTAGGTTAGCTTCATCGGGGCACCTCCATGAGAATCCAACTGATCCTTCCAGCGAAACATCAATCGCTGAATCTCCTTCTCTGGCTTCCGGGCATACGAATCAAAGTAAGTCATGCGAGGATACATCAGCTCATCTCGCATATCCAGAAACGCCGCAATCCAGTGCTGACCCGGTCCATCGTGAACATCAGTATTGAACACGATGCCAACCCGGCGGTATCCCTTCTTTCGCAGTGTATCGAGTTTGAGACTGCATAATGTAGACACAATGCACTTCGACATCTCAGACTTCAAATCAAAGTCAATAGGCACACAGCCGACAAAGTAGTAGTCATCAATCACTCGTTCATACTCGTTCTCAATCTTGTCAATGTCATCAGACGACAGCCACTCCGTTCGGTTCGCATCCCATGATTCGGGGGCCCGAGGACGCTTCATCATAGAACCGACAATACAGGTCGGGTTACCGTCGTTACACTTCGAATGAAGACGACGCTTCAGTTCTGCCCAGACAGCCTTGGAGTCTGTCTTCCCGATTTGTGGTTCACGAGGGTGTTCTTTGTTATAGACGGTTCTCAACCGTTCAATCTCGTCCTCATCGAAGAGGAACATCCCTTGCTTAAAACGGATACTTTCCTTGTTGCGAAAAAGAAAGGCAAATGGAGGCCCTCACTCGTGTTCTGTCAAAGTATGTTCGCGTTACCAAGAATCTCAATGAACTCAATGCCCAGGCATCTGAGCTACGTGATAACCGACGAACCATCGAACTAGATCTCGCAGCACTGTATGCACATACAGAGTTGCCAAATTCAATTCAGTTGAAGGAGTCGGAAATGATGTTCTCGGTCAAGCGACCAAATCAGTGGAAGAAGGGATGGACGTTATCGAAGAAGGATCTTGAACAGTATCTGACTGAGATTCTAGGCGAGAAGGGAAAGGAGGTTATGGGTGAGATTGTGCGTCGTCATGAGCCTAAATTGGTTGGATCTGATTTCGGCTTTGACCTGAAGACGACCGGATCCTCGTCCTGAACCATCTCAGCAAGGCTCATGTTTGAGGATGACTTCTTCAAACTGCCAAAGTTGGAGTGATTCCGACACAAATACAGAACAAAACCCGCGATCAATGCGACACTCAATCCAGCTGCTACCTCCATTATTTCTTAGGTACGGCTGTCTCGTAAGCCACCTCTTCTTTTTCAATGAGAAGAAGCAACCTCTTCAAGTCATCCAGGTCTTTCTGTGCAGTTTTGACATTTTGTAGTGGCATGAAGCCTCTTTGAATTCGAGTAACTGCACAGGAGAGAGACTGTTGGAGCTGAACAACTTGAAGGGCGAGAGTGTGATAACCTTTTCGCATCAATCGTATGTAATGGACGAAGAAAATCTTTAAACGCCATCGTCTTCACGAGAGTCGAAGTATTCCCGCATCTTCGCCTCGACAGCCTTGTCGGTCAATTCCCATACACCGTCCTTATTTGGTTCTAAGATGGATCGCACATCGCGAACTCCATCCAGAATACGATGCCGGTCGACATACTTGCGGTTCTTCGCAGTTCCGTGCCACAGGTGATACACGGTCCCCGTTGCACACGAGATCTTCGGTGCGATCATCTGCGAATACTCTTCGTAGCTCTTCTGGAATGCCGGACGGAGGTAGGTAGGGGAGAACTTAACACCTAACCACGCAGCTGCAGATAACGTATCGCCACTTCCCGTAATCCCATAGCTGTAGAAGCCAACGTCCTTGAACCACTTGCGTTGGAATGCCCACCCAAACCCAGGGTGATAGGTTGGATTGTAGACCTTTGCCCGGTCCATGTAAACAACGGACAGCCGCGATTGCGTAACGCGAGTGTATTCGACATCCAACCAGACACACGTTGAGAACGGCTGAACGATCTGATAGCTGTCAAGCAACAGCGAGATCTCCTCATACCACTTTGGATTCCCAAAGATAATGTCCGCATCGAGGAATAGGATCTTCTTGAACCAGCAAGGAATACGCTTCTCAAGCAGCGTACAGAGCCGCTCCTTGTGAAACAACACGCTTGATCCACGCACATGAAACGCATGCTCGATCTCTGGCTCACCGAAGACAAGTTCAATCGTGTAGAAGGGAATCTTCGCGAACTTGAGCTTCTCAATTGTGTAGAGATAGTTCATCACCATTCGCTTCGACTTTGACGGGTTGAAGAATACGAAGCCGACGGCTACGTCTTTTCGCTTCGGACTCTCATATCTACAATCTGCTACATTTACAATACATGTCTCAACTGGCGGTGCTGTTTGCGGAGTTCGAACGACATTGTACGCAAACGACTGGGCCTGTCCCATTGTTGTCTCTCACGGAAACTTAACGCCCTCCATACGCCGCGTTTTCGATGGCCTCTTTCTGTTCTGCGATTCTGGCCGTGTGCTTACGGCGACTTTCCTCAGCCTGCTTCTGCAACCGCTTGAGCTGACGCTTGCGTGATAACTTATACATACGGGCGTTCTGCTTCTTCGTCTGGAACACAGACCTCACTGCCTTCTTGATGCCTAAGAACCCGGCCCGACGCGTCTTCATTGTTATGGGCTGACAAAAACGAATTTACCTGATGAAGGAGAAGAGATCTCATGTACTCGCCCTACAATGCCTCCAATCGAACATTTACCGAAGATGATATCCACCGCATTCTACGCCGTCATGGACTCCCTCATTACCGCGTATCTAACAGGAAGGTATTTCAGACCGCGATGGTTCACACCACATATGTTCGACGCTCTGAATACACCACGCCCGACGGTGAACCCGCCGTCCTTGCCCCCTGTCCCCCAGGCACGATGCCACTCCAAGACGAAAGCTACGAATGTTTGGAATTTGAAGGTGATGCAGTCCTCGGTGCCTGTATCGCGACGTATCTACGCAAGAAGTTCCCCGAGAAGAAGCAGGGATTCTTGACGGACGCCCGTAAGGAGCTCGTCAATAATGACCGTATCGGGGGGCTGTCAAAGGAGTTAGGGTTGAATAAGTTCTATGTCATCTCTCGCCATAATGAGGATTCGGTTGCGATTGCTGGGCGTTCAAACACCAAGAAGCTAGGTGACATCTTCGAAGCCTTTCTGGGGGCTTTGTGGACAGACTGCGGTAACCGGTTTAACGTCGTGTACCCGTTCGTGACCACTGTAATGGAGACCTATCTTGATATCGATGAAATTGTCGCATCTACGACTAATTTCAAGGACCTGTTTCAGAAGTATTGTCAACGCGAGTTCAAATGCACCCCGGAGTACGAGATGCGATCGAATGACCCGAAAAAGAACGAGATTGTTGTAGCTGTGTTTGTAACTGGAAAGGTCTACGGAGTCGGTGCAGGGACTACGCGGAAGAAGGCAGAGCAGATGGCATGTCAGGAAGCCCTTACACGAGTCGGGGCAGCTTCTTCTTGAAGGAACGACGTCCGGCCACCTTTACAGGTTCCTTCTTTGTAGCCGCTACGATATCCGCCATCTCAGGATGTCCCTTGAAGTCCGGCACTGGTTCAGCTGCCTCCTTCTTCAGCTGTTCGTCTGTCATCCTCCTTTTTAAGGCAGATTCCGCTTCTAGTGTTTTTGGTCCACCATACTCCGAGTCCCATTCATCCACGACAGCCCCTGCAACTTGAACTGGCATTGTAGGTTCAGGTTCCGTAGGGGCAGGTCCTTTCATTTTACCATTTCGGGCAGGGTTGACTGACTTCCAATATGCGTCAGCTTCTGCATTGTCGGCTTCCATTGTACTATTGTCTACCAACTTGTGGGTAACGAGAATTTCACGGACCCGTTCAGCTGAAGCCGTAGGAGGGGTAGAATGAATAGCCACCAGTAGATCCCTTGCGGCCCGCGATGCTTCGGTGAACTGTGTACCCATGTAGTCATGTAGAGGTTTGAGAACAGAGAGGATGTCGAAGATTCTGGCGATTTGATGATAGCGTGTTTCATACTTCGGTTCCATGTAGTAGGGTCCGTGTTCAGCACTCCAACGCACAATTGTCTCTATCTTCGTCACTTCATCATACTCAAGATCCTCCTTGACTTCATAGAGATTAACTCTGCCGTCTTCTGGTATCACACGTGGATTCCTATCCTTAATCAGGTTCTTCTCTGGATGGGCTGGGTCATAACTACTCGCATCGAGCCAGGACTTGAATCCTTTGGCTTCTATACCACCCTTCTCCTTTACGAAATACCTAGCAATGTAGAAGAACTGTCCATACTTCATACTATACTCACTGTCATCGGCAATGTCGTGGATGCTATCGGCCCGAAAGATGCGTTCGTTATAGTTCTTGGGATAACTCACGCTGTAATCAGTGTGTTTCTGTAGAAAATCTCGTATCTTGGAACGCCCGAAGTCATGAATGACCACAGTTCCGTCATCCATGATCGCCGCATTTCCCATGTGGAGGTCGTAATGAACGAATCTCCCGTCGATATGAAGCAGTGTTTTCAAGATGTCCTTCATTGAGGAGACTTTCTGTTGGGGTTCTAACCTGGAAATATCTGCCTTTTGATGCCGCGTGAGTAAACCATGCCATGTTTCATCCTGACCATTCTTCGTGGCTAAACCAAGTTTGTCCTTCAATTTTCCTGCGGATACGCTTTTGTACGTAGTTGGAATGTCTACAAGGTAAAGTCCATCTTCCACGTATACATTTGTATGCATCTTCACGTAGCTATCGAGATACGGACCCGTGCTTGGCTCAAGCCACTCCTTAATGGTTGTATGTATAGGCAGTTCCTCGCCCTCATCGGGCACTAAACGAACTACGGGACGATACTTTTTGAGCATATCAACTAACCACGTATCGTCAGATGGGTTTGCTAGGGCGGGATATTCAAGCAGCAAACTCTCAACATCATCCTGATCCGGAAACGACGAATCTTTGAACCGTGTATCGTAGAACACTGGTGTATCTGCCCCCATCGCAATCATCTCACCGCCCTTCATCGGCTGGGTCACAAGGAGGTGCTTGCGACACCGCACCTTACGTATGGTCCTCCGCCGCTTCTGTAAGATCGACTTGGTGCAGATGGCAATCGCCCTGCCCTCATTCTTGGAGCGAAAGGTCTTTTTGACCTTCTTGATACACCTACAAAACCGCTCGACCTGCGGTTCCCTCATTGTTCAATCGCAGAAGAATATATCCTCGCAAAAGATAAACACAATGGGTGGAGGTCTTCTTCAACTTGTCGCCTATGGTGCCCAAGATGCTTATATCACCGGAAACCCTCACATCACATTCTGGAAGGTGATGTACAAGCGTCACACGAACTTCGCCATGGAGGCCATGCGTGTGAACTTCACGGGTGCACCGACGTACGGTCAGCGGTCTGTCGTGGTCGTCAACCGGAATGCTGACCTCATGTTCCGTACCTACCTCGAGGTCACGCTGCCTGATACGCGTGCCACTGCTACGAGTGCACCGGCTGATGTTCTCTGGACTGCGGGCGGACGTCGTCGCCTCGGTTACCTCCTCATCCAGCAGGTCGAGATCGAGATCGGTGGCCAGGTGATGGATCGTCACTACGGTGAGTGGATGTACCTCTGGGAGTCTCTTACATCCGGCTACGACCAGTCGGTCCGTCTGGATCAGATGCTCGGCACGAACGTCGAGGGTTCGACTTCGACCCCGGCCGGCTGCAACGGTCGCCCGACGGTTCTCTACATCCCGCTGTCCTTCTGGTTCTGCCGCAACCCGGGTCTGGCCCTGCCTCTCATTGCCCTGCAGTACCACGAGGTCCGCCTGAACTTCACGTTCCGCCAGGCGACTGACCTTGTTCAGAGCACTGGCTGGGGTTCATACGGTGGTCTCTCAGGTGCGGCGGCTGCCCTGCCTCGTTTCAAGGATGCGGCGGTCTACGTGGATTACATCTACCTCGACACGGATGAGCGTCGCCGCTTCGCCCAGCAGACGCACGAGTACTTGATCGATCAGCTCCAGTATGGTCTCCAGCAGTCTGTGACCTCGCAGACGGTTCGCCTGGACCTGACGCTGAACCACCCGGTCAAGGAGCTGGTGTGGGTCTACCAGGATGCCCGCAAGCTCGACTGCTCTGCTGCGACGTTGACAGCCCTCGGTGCCACGAACACCCAGCCGTTCGCCTACGATGATATCGCTAACCGTTGCCGCCTCCAGCTCAACGGCCAGGACCGCTTCGATGAGCGGTATGGTGATTACTTCTGGAAGGTTCAGCCCTACCAGCACCACTCGGGCGGTGCCTTCGAGGTACACGCCAATACGCAGCTGCCGCTGACGGGTACATCACCTGGAACGGTGTACGCCTCCTTCACGGGTAACCTTTCGACTGCAGGTGTTATCACTCTGACTGCCAATACGATTGGTGGGTCAATCCTTGCGGGCAACATCATGAAGATTGTCTCCGCCGTTGCAACAGCGACGGGTCTCCAGGTTGCAGGATTCCCGATTGGAACGACGGTCAATGCCCTCGTGACTGGAACTGCCAATACGAACGCTGCAACCTATTCGACGAGCGTTACATCTGGCGTCACGCTTACAACGGGCGTGACATTCTTCGCACTGTATGACACGGTTACGACGATCACCGATCCGGTCACCGGTACGGCTCAGTCCGGTTTCCAGCAGACGAACCCTGAAGCGATCGGTCTGGTGAATGGCGTGCCGTCAGTTTACGGATACACCCAGTCGATCAACCCGATCAACGTCTACTCGTTTGCCCTTGCCCCCGAGGAGCACCAGCCGTCTGGCAGCTGTAACTTCTCCCGCATCGACACGACGACGCTGGTCTTCGACTCGATTGTCGGTATCGACGGTAAGTCTCTTGCCGCTGGCTCGTTCCCGTCCAAGAACTACCCGTACCTGTTCCGCATGTATGCCGTGAACTACAACATCTTCCGCGTGATGAGCGGCATGGGCGGTCTGGCGTACTCCAACTAAGTCCTTCGCACATAAGGAACCACCAATAGACCCAGAAGAAGAACCAATACCACGGTATCGAACACACCGACAATCTTCTTATACTTGATAGGCAGTTCATCGGTCCCAGGAGGCACACCGCCATATGGCTTCGCCCATCCGATCAGTCCACCTAACAGCGTAGGACCCAACTTGTCGTTACAGTCGTAAATGTAATCATACCACGCCATCAACACATAAGCAGTCATTGCGAGAACAAACGCAAGCACTGCTTCATGTTCCCACGCCTTCGGATGAGGCATCCAGAAGACAAAAAGAATGAACAACGCAAAGACGATGCATTTTTCATTCAGGTAGAGAGGGGTGCCGAAGAGTCCACCGCCCATTTATTGTACGTCACTCTTTGTTATCCGGGTGTTCGCTGTGCATTCATCAATTCCCAGAGTCTGCTGCATCATAATCGGGGCGGGATGTCCCGGTCCTGGACACTTCACGTGTTCGTGACCTAGGATATGCCCCATCTCATGCGAAACAACGTATTGACGATAACCAGCTAGATCCTGTCCACTCTTCTGTGACCCGTGGACCCACCTCATCGCGTTGAGATACATATGGCGACCTCCGACTTCTGCACAGGACAGGTTGTTCGGGAGTCCACAGATGTCCGCAATCGTAGCGGGAGACGATAAGCGAATAATGACATCCGGATGGCTCTTTACGAGTTCGAATGTGTACCCATGTGCCTCCCACCCATCTGGATCCGCTAAGTAAATTTGAAGTAACTCTGCGAACTCCTCTTGTGGATACCGTACATCCGGATCCACACGTGCGACGTACCGGATCTTCTTCATTGCTTCTAGGAAACGAAAAGTCTGACAGCAAACCAAATCAGTTCAATGCCTCTCATCAAGTGCTCTCATTGTAAAAAGAGGACGCACCTCACGTTCACGTGCCACTGTCCTGCTGTCTTCTGTTCTAAGTGTCGCATGCCCGAAGTCCACGAGTGTAAGATCTATGAACCTGCGAAGGTTGTTTTGATAAAGGTTGAAGCCGATAAGCTTACTCGATGTTAAGAAGCTCCATAAAGACACCCATGATCTTCCCTGTGTCCTTAGCATCGTACGTGCTGTTTAGGACAGACATCACGATCGCGTTGTCGCGGATGATGATCTCCAAATCAAGAATCTCATTGAATATACCCTTGAAGTTGACGATCCAACGAGGTTCGTTCTCTGGGGTGTTGTCTGTCCGTGCGGAGGCAGCTCCGCGGATAAGGTTGTGAAGACGGTCGAGTGCATCTGATACTGCGTTGTCGATGTTGATACTCATTTTAGCTGAACTCTTTTTGGCTGAGGGGAGGAGGATTCGTTTTCAAAAATGGATTTCTCATAGTCAAGGTAGAAGCATAGTGTCCAAGATGTCTTCTCCTATGCGTATCTCCGCCGTCTCTGCTGCCATCGAATCTGTCGTCCCCTACGAAATGACCCACTCTGTCGCTGCCGCCCTTCGCGTCCCTGCCTTCGCCTACATCACCCGAGATGACCCTGTCTACATGACAGTAAGTCAGTTCTTCGCAGGAATTGCGGATGTAACAAAGAACAGTCCTGACCATGACCGTATCCTTGACCGTCTACCCGGCTACCTATGTTCGCATGGTGGGGGACGTTATGATGATCTTGTCGCCCTAAGGTCCGAGATCTCTAAAAACGAAAAGCTCCTACGCACGAAAATGGGTTGAGCCCCTTCTACACTATACACAATGCCTATCTGCAACTTCATCCAAGCTAACAACCACCGCCCCTGCCCAGTCCCCTGCCCCGGACGCGATCACTGTGGCGTCCACACACGCCCTGCCCTCGCACTCGGACCCGTTCGCCCAGGTGGGTGCGAACACTATATGACCAACCCTTACCACTGGTGTACCCACAATGCAGTAGACGGCGAGCGTCTCTGCCGAAACCACATAGGCCTTCGCGAGAGACAGGCACTTGGTGGCGTCCTACACCAGGCTGTTGTGGCAGATAGGATTGCCCGAGAGGACTTCCAGCGAGAGATCCGGGGTATCGATGCTGCCGAACAACGGGCACGTGCTGTCCCGCCCCCGCCCCGTCCCGAACTCCAACGCTTAGCCGAAGACCGCCAGAACGTCCATACGGCTGCGGTCACCCGCCAGACGAAGGAAGGTGAAGAGCGTCTTCTCGCAACGCCAACAGATGGCCGTCAGGTCGGTCTTCGCATCCTCCGGGTCTTCTCTGCCAGGGCGGGCACACTGCGAGATGTGATGTACGTCATGAACGATGTCAATGACTGGTATTCACGGACGACCATCCGTGAGCCAGGTGATCGTCTCTACGGCCGCCTCCTGGAAGGTCTCTGGGCTCTCATTGAGCGTCAACCGTCTCCAGTCAAGAGCGAGCTGATCAACCGCCTCTGGCAGGAGATGGCCGAGTCCGTGGGTATGTGTTCAGAGGGACACATCTCGCGTCTGATCAATGTCATGGTCGGATTCGACGATAACTTCAATCCACCCGTCTCCCTAGGCGAGGTTCTTCAGACCAAGATCGCCGCCATCGCAGCGATGGACATACCCGTGACAGGCAAGCTGTCGCAAGCTAGGACCTTGATGACTGAGCTAGGTCTACCCGCCTCTGAACAAGCCCCATGGCTTGAGGCACTTGAGTAAGCGTAACTCACCCCCAAACAATTTTTACATCAGAAAACGAATTGTTTGCCATCACGAAAGGACCTGAAGCACCCCCGCCAGCCTACTATAATTCTACAAAATGCCTTCTATCATCAACCACTCTCGTCGCATCCGCATCGACAATGCGTCCTACTCCGTCAACATGCTCGTAAACGACTACGCCCCAGATAACACAGGAGTCATCATTCGCCCAGAGGGACAACGTCTCCTCGCAACAGGTTGGTCTCTCACAACCAAGAAGGGACGCGACAAGCAAGCGAAGCTCATAGATTCCGTCTTCTATGGCTACGCAATCCCCACCATCTTGCTCAATCGCCGCCGGGCACTTCGAATCTTCGAGGTCTACGACGGACGCCACCGTCTTGAGACGCTGTGGAATTTCTACAATGACAAGCTCAAGTGGAACAATCATCTCTTCTCAGAGCTGTGCGAGGACGACCAGCGTGTCTTCCTTGACCGGACCATCCCCGTGATCATCACGGATGGGGCCACCACTCCCCAGCTCGCTGAGCTGTTTATCCGCGTGAACGCCGGAGTCCCACTCAAGGACTACGACCTCCTCTGGGCTAACCGTGATTCGGCCTTCGTCCGGGCGGTCCGTAACCTCATCGAGAACCACCCGCGGCTGTCGGCTGCCCTTGGCGGTCTCTCTCTGTCCACGCGGTCCGACCTGGCGAACTGGTCAGCCTATGTCGCCGGCCTCTCGACTCAGAATGCGGGCAACATGACGACCTCCTATGTCCGCCTTACCGGCGACGAGGGACTCGGACTTGACCTCGCGGTCAACGACCAGACCGTCCGCTCTGGTCTTGACGCCTATTGCGACCTCCTCGAGGCTGCGAATGCCCAATTCCCTGCCCTCGCGAGCGATCAGCGGAAATACAAGAAGATCGGTCGCGTGGCCGCCTTCTTCTTCGCGGAGTGGATGGAGGCCGCAGATAAGGCATGGGTCCATGCCAAGTGGCTCGGTGTCATCGGCCGTCTCCGCGGCTCCAACAATGACGCGGCAGAGATGTCTTCTGCCCTACGCACGACTGGTGCCCAGAACCTCACGGCCGCAAAGGTCGAGCAGGTCCTCCGCCAAGTAAATGACTTCCTGGCGGGTGCACCCATTGTCATCGACGATGATGCTGACTCTGACTCTGACTCAGCCTAGACGCCACCAACAGAGCCGGGACACAACTCTCCAAGTCCCACAATTTTTACATATGACGAAACCCAGATTTTCCAGAAAACGAATTGTTTGCCATCACGAAATACCGATGACACCCCCGCCAGCCTAACAACAACCAACAACCAACAACCTACTACAATGTCTTCTCTCAACAACCTCCTCAAGCAGCAGATCAAGGACGCGATCGCCCACATCTACGACGAATCTGGCTCAGCAGCCGACAACCGCTACACCAAGCCCGAGGACCTCTCCAAGGCCCTCCTGGACATCCTCTTCCCCGCAGAGAAGGAGGAGAACACCCAGGTCACCGGAGTCATCCGTGTGCCCACCGTCGACACCGAGTCAGACGGCTCGACCGACTCTAAGCAACGCAAGAAGCGTGCCCCCATGAGCGACGAAGCCAAGGCCGTCATGAAGGCCAAGCGTGCGGCCACCATCGCCGCCAAGGCCGCAGCCCCTGCCCCTGCCCCTGCCGCAGAGGAACCCAAGTCCGACGAAGCCAAGGCCGCAACCTCCCCCAAGTCCGAGGACAAGCCCGAGCCCGAGGCCCCCGGTGCACCGGTCAAGGAACGCAAGCCCCGCGGCCCTATGTCCGACGAAGCCAAGGCCGCCATGAAGGCCAAGCGTGAGGCGACCCTCGCCGCAAAGAAGGCCGCCCAGGCCTAAGCTAGACACAGCTACAACAGGTCAAACCCCAATTTTTACATTATGTACCTGGCCAATCATGAATCCACATTTCTGAAAACGAATTCATCGAAATCACGAAAAGACCTGAAGTAAGTCCTACAACAACCGCATAGCAACCGTTGAGGCATTCCCGATCAGAATGTTTAACCCGATCCCTTTCTCCGTCCGCATGCGTGCAGCTGGCTTTGTCTTTGACAAGCACGTCCGCAGCATGAACGTCTACGACAAGTGGGTGCCTAAGGGCACCACCATCGCCGACAAGAAGGCTGCCAAGGTCGACCAGACCATCGACATCCTCGCCCGTTTCGTCGCCAAGTGGACTCTCCAGTCCCGCCAGGCCCGCCGCCCCACACGCGAGTCCCGCTGGTCCCACTCCGGCCCCAACTGGGGTGACCTCATGTGGGAGGCCGAGCAGGCTGAGACTACCCGCCTGGTCACCATGGATGAGCACACCTACTCCGCCCTCCGCCGTGCCGAGATCGCCGAGTACAAGGCAGCCGGCCGCGACATCCTCCCCCTCATCCGCTCCTGGAGCCACATCAATAGCCTCCGTGACGAGTTCGCCCGCAAGACGACCCTCAACGCGGTCCAGCTGGCACAGGTCTGGGCCGAGGTTGCCCCCAAGGTCCACAACAAGCAGCGTCCCGCCCAGGTCCGCCGCAACCGCTTCGCGATGGACAGCGATTCCGAGTAAACACAAAACCCATAAAACAGAAGAACCTCACAGTTTTTCAATGTTGGAACTCTCTGTGTCGAATTATTCAACGAGTGCTTCTTGTAAAAAAGTTTGCGGAATGCGATGCGTTTTCGATCCACTTTTCGTAGGTGTCTGTTCAGGAGGGTCGCTTCGCTCCATGCGACTCTTTCATGTTACCGCTTCATAACAACAATGCTGTATCATGTATATATCCTGGAGTGCAACGATGGATCCTTCTATTCAGGAATGACAATCGATGTCGATCGTCGCGTATATACCCATAACAACCCATTACCATCTTCGAAAGCCTACACTGCAAGTAGGCTGCCTGTCAGGTTAGCCCAGTCTTGGCAATCATGTTGCAAGACATGTGCACGCCGTTCAGAACTGCGTCTGAAGTCAATGAGCCGAGACCGAAAGATACGAGCCATTTTATCACCGGAATCATTCGTACCATGTTCATGTATGTAATCTCTCATTTTTGTAGGGTATATCAAAAGTTGCGTTCTGGACCTTTTTT